AGAAGATGTATCAGTTTTATGGGATCGAGCTGTTGGCATGGCAGAGAAAATCGCTCGAGGTGAGAGTATGTCTTTGTTTCACTGTAAGACAACTCATTCTCATTTCTCAACTTTGTATGCCAATATTGCTGAACAGCACGAAAGTGAACCTGAGATAGCATGTAAGGACCCAAAGTTTATGTCAATGCTTGACGAAGCCTGTGATTTAGCAAAACATTTGATGATTACGTTAAACCCAAGACATTCAAGAAGAGTGAATCTTGCGGCAGAACAACACAAGCTACTTACTATACGTTCCTATCATATGGCAAAGCTCAATTCCGAAATGATGCGTCCTATGCCCTATGCTATTGTAATTCATGGTAAAGCTGGTGTTGGGAAATCCATGTTAATCAAAGTAATTCATCGTCTTTTCTGTAGAGTTACCCAATCGCCCGATGCTATATATTATAGAACAAATTCTAAATATTGGGATAACTTTGACAATGGTAAAACTACTATTGTTTTTGATGACGTTGGATGCGTTAAACCAGACAAGGAAGACGAAGAAATTTCAGGTGAGATCATTCGTGTTATTAACACTGTTGGTTTCGTAACCCCACAAGCAGCGATTGAAGATAAGGGACGTTTTAGTGTACAGGCTAAGCTAGTCTTGTTGACTACTAATCTTGATAATAACCATTTAGATGGTCATTTTAAGCATAGATATGCCACAATTTCTGCTGTCGCTCGTCGTTTTCCTATTCGTATTCAAGTTGAACTCAAGGAAACTCATCGTAAGATAGAAGGTACACTTGACAACGATTTGCTCACTGAAGATGATGAGGCTTGGGATTTCTTGGTTCAGTCTGTAAGGACTTCACCAGATAATCCCGAGCCAATTTATGTCACTGAACTTTTTACCGGAGATCTTGATGTACTGATGAATTTTTTGACACCACTTTTCTTGCAACATGTTGAAGCTGATAGAACTGTTAACTCTGCTGAAGAATTATATAATGCACGTGTTGATCGTTTTACAGGACATACTTCTCCATGTGTAGAAGAATCCATTTTTAAAGAACAGAGTGATTTGGATTGTGAACCTTTTCAGAGATCAGTTCAAGATGAGGAGTCGTTTCCTTATGGGCCTTCCGATTCACCTAGAGCGATTTTCGCGAGGGCATGTCGCGAGATTCGTATCTTGGGCGAATCGAAACGAATAAAAGATGATAGTGTTTTATCACCATCTTTTGTTCAACGATTCGCGA